CGGTGGCGCTGACGAGCGGCGGCAGCGAGGTCTGGCCCTGGGACAGGGTCACCTCGTATCCCCACGGCGTGAACATCACGCGCCCGCCTTCTTGCTCGTCGGCGTGCGGCGCTTCTTGTTCTTCGCGGGCGGCTTGGCCTTGTCCTTGGGCGTCGCCGCCTTCTTGCTGGACGCTGCGCGCGCCCTCTTGGCCTCGGCCTCGACGGGCACGGCGTCGCTCGGGGCATCCGATTCCTCGAACTGCCACGTGTTGCCGCGCCACAGGTATTCCTTAAGCGCCATCTTGCGCCTCCTCCTCGTCATGCGGCGGCGGGGACGTCAGCCCCCGCCTTGCCGTCCATTCTCTCTAAGCGGTGGTCGTTCCGCCGGGGTCGGGGAACGTGCCCGTGATCTTCACGAACGCTGCCGGGTAGCGCACTGCCAGGGCGAGGCGCTCCTCGATGACGATCGTGATCATGTTCTTCACGAAGTCGTCCTCGTTCTGGTTCGCGATCTCGACGCTCATGCCGCCCTTGCGGATGACGGAGCCGCCGAGCTTGAAGGCGCCAACGTAGCAGGTGCCGGCGGACACTGCGGACGAGATGACCGTGCGGAGACCCCACAGCGGCGGCTGCTCGGCCACTGCACCGTTGCCGTACTCGCCGTAGAAGTACCCGCCGCCGTAGTACTGGCCGTTGCCGTCGGTGGCGAGGCGCAGCTTCTGGTAGTCGGACGGGTTGATGATGATCGCGTCGGCGGCGAAGCCGCTGTTCTGCTGGACGGTCATCATGGCCTTGAAGATGCCGGCTGCGGTTGCCTCGGAGCTGGTGCCGATGCCGCTGGTGCCGCTGAGGGTGGATACGAGGAAGTCCTCGACGTACTTCTGGTGCAGGTAGATGCCGCGGTTGTTGATGGAGCTTGCCAGCCACGGTGCGTCCTCGACCAGCTCGTCGCTCTCCTTGTAGTGGGCGGCGATCTTCTGCAGGCTGACCGTCTTCGCGGTCGGGTCGCCGAAGCTCGTGAGCGGCTTCTCGGCGCCCTCGGCGACGGTGCTGACGCCGCCCTCGACGGTTGACGACTCGACGAAGTAGGTCAGCGCGTTGCCGCTGATGGTCTCGGAGCCGAACAGGTCGGCGACCATGAGCGGGCGGCGCGGCTGCAGCACGACGTTCTTGTCGTAGTCTGCGAGCGCGTCGGCGATGCTCGACGGCGTGGTCATGGGTGCTGCGGACTTGAAGTTCGGCGTCACGACGCTGAACTTGCTGTGGGCGTCGATGCCCTTCTCTGCGATTACCTCTGCGGCGTTCTCGCCGAGCGTGTTGGCCATCTTGGCCTCCTTTTCTGCGGGTTCGGTGGTTTCCTCGGGCTTCTCGAGCGACTTCAAGAGCTCGGATGCCTCGTCTGCGGCGTCCAGGCTCGCCTGCGCGGCCTTGACGCCCTCGATGGCGGCGGACAGCTCGTCCGCGCCCTTCTCGCCGTTCTCGACGGCTTCCTTCACGTCGGCGAGCTCCTGCTTCGCCTGCGCGAGGGTCTCGGTGAGGTTCATGTCCCCTCCTCTATTCGAGTAGCTTGCTTGCTTGTTCCAGGAGTGCGTCCACGTCCGCCTTCTCGGCCTCGGGCTCCTCCGCGTTGGCCGTATCCGGCTCCTCCGCGTTGGCCTTCGCCTCGTCGGCTTCCGTTCCGGGTTCCTGCTCGTCGGGCGTCTCGCGCGATTCGGCGAGCAGCCCGTTGACGATTGATTCGATGTCGCCGCACAGGTCGGCGATGCGCTGGAGGTCGTCGGCGTCCTTCGCGCTGTTGCGGCGTCCGGCCTTCACGTCCACGATGGAGGTGTCGGGGTTCGCGGGGTACAGCACGAGCGAGACCTCGTGGATGTCGAGCTTGCGCAGTTCGTTCGCCTTGCGTCCGTCGTCCAGCTCCACCTCGGCCTGGTCGAGCACCGTGTACGCGAAGGACAGCTTGCAGATACGTCCATCTGCTGCGAGCTTCCGTGCGCGCTGCGCTTCTTCGGTATCGTCGAAGCTGGCTTCGAAATAGAGACCGTGGTCGTCTTCGTGCAGCTCCGTGACCGTGCCGATATACGCTTTCAAATCTGCGCTGTCGTGATTCCAGAGCAACGGGATTGGGTTCCCGCTTTCCTTGATTGCCTCGATGCTTTCGAGAAATGCACCTTTTGCGATAACGTCCCCGTAGCTGTCCGCCTGCTCGTGCGTGAAGGTCGCAGCATATCCAGAGATAGTCCCGCTGCCTTCATTCGACTTAACTTCGGCGGTTCGCGTTTTAATGCTCATAGCGACCTTCTCCTGTTCTCGCAATAAAAAAGCCGCCTTGGTAAAGACGGCTCGATTCCGATTTGTTTGATTTGCTACTTTCTTCTTCGGTTGTTGGATTGAACTTTCATATCTACCCATCGACAGTTAGATGGTTCGTAATTCCCATCATTGTCGATACGGTCTAAAGTGCATTTACCGCGCGGCGCATCTGGGTCATATCCTGCTAGCTCAGCCCATTTTTGAAATGCTATAAAATCTTTATCCCATTCATCGCAAACGTGAATACCACGCCCTCCATAGTTTTCATATGCGTGGGAGTTTTTATTATTGCAGCGGTTTCTCATGTCGTGCCAGACTTTGTAGAGCCTCGAATAGCACATGCCGTGCTTGACGTGTAAATCTACGCATCCGCACGTCTTCTTATCGCCGAATACGAGACTCCAATAATAAGCCTCTACTTCGTTTCCACATTCGCATCTGCAACGGTATAGAACCTTACTGTTTTTCTTGTTTGATATGCGTTCGATAACCGTCAACATACCGAATTTCTGACCAGACAAATCACAGTACGGACGATTGTATTGCTCGCATCCGCATGAAGTCGTATTGCCGATTTTCAGCTTATACGACTCTACGGATACCAAGTTTCCACAATCACATTGACATATCCAGTACACCTTGCCGTTTCGGTTCGCATCACGTCCGATAACGGTCAGCTTTCCGAATCTCTGTCCTGTCCTGTCGATTAACTTAGACATCTGCTACCTGCCTAACTGAAACGCCCCGCGAAGGTTGGTAGCAGCAACCAGACGCGGGACGCAACGAGAATTTTATCAATACGCAGCTGCTACCTGCAAATTCACGTTACGGTATGTACACGTCGATGACGCACTGGCAGTTGGCGACTTCCTCGACGTCGAGGTTGTCGATGTCTCCTGGCCACTGCGCGCCGTTGGAGAACGGCTCGTCGTACTTCACGGTCTCGCCGTCCATCGCGGCATGCGACGCCCGCGGGTTGCCGCTCGTGACCACCCACGTCTTGTAGGCGTCCTCGCCGGGCCGCTCGTTCTGCCTGACGGCCTCTAGCGCCGCCCATCCGACGACCGAGCACGCCAGCGCATGGCCGGCGCTCTCGCTCCTGTTCTCCGCCGCGTTGTCGAACACGCCATCGGGCGTCGACTTCATGGCGTCGCTGTCGTCGTCCCAGTCGCCGTCGACGATGGCGGCCAGCTCGTCCAGCGTCTTCGCGTTGACCATCTCGGCGCGGCGCTCGCACATGGTGCGGATGTAGGCGCGTGTGCGGTCGACGTCGTATCCAGCGCTGCGGTAGAGGCGGCGTGCCGCCCTGCGGCCAGCGGCGGTCGACACGTCGATGGCGGCTTTCTCGAGGTCGTCCGCGAGCTCCCGGTTCCAGCGCTCCTCGTTCCACCACGACGGAGCGTCGGCTTTCTCGGATGCGCTCAGCTTCGGCACGACGCTCTTGCGCTGCCGCTCGAAGAAGGAGCGGTACACGTCCGCCATCAGCTGCGCCTCTGCCTCGTTCGGGCGCCCCCGCGCCTTGCGTCCGTCTTCGGATTTGGACGACGGCTCGGGAGCTGCGTTGTAGCGCTCCACGGTCGGGTCGGTGTCGTGCGCCGACGCCAGGCCGCCCTCCAGGACGTTGAGCGGGACGATGAGCTCGCCGTCGGGTTCCGCTGGCAAGTCCATGAGCGCGCGCACTTCCTGGCGCGACATGAACGGGGCGCCGCACGCGGTCTGCAGGGCGCTGATGCGCTCCTCCATCGTCCCCTGCGTCTTCACGCTGATGTCGTAGACGACGTAGTGGCTCGGCTCCTCGCCTATCATCGGGAGCAGCCGCATGTTCAGGCTGTCGGTCGCCAGCATGAGCGTCGGGGCCAGGCAGTCGTTGTACAGGGCGCGCGCGTTGTCACGTGCGGACGCGTACGTCTGACCCGAACCTGGCCACAGCAGCGCAGGGTTGAAGTGGTAGATGCCGGCCACGTCCTCGCGTGCCAGCTTCACGGAGTCAGCCCACTGCGCGTCGCGCGAGTTGAACTGGACGGTCTTGATCTCCATGCCGTCTTCGAGTATCGGCATGCCGCCGCCCTCGGATGCGTCGGAGCCCGCCCACGACGACTTCCACGTCTCGCGGAAGCGCTCGAAGCCCTCCTCCGTCCACTGCTGGACGTCCTTCGGGCGCGTCAGGTAGGCGTTGAACCTGCCGCCCCGGTGCCACATCTGGCGGCGGAACGCGTTCGACTCCACCTGCTCGTGCAGCGTCTCCTTGAGGGCCGCGATGCGCGAGTACTGCCTCATCGGGTCGGTCGGGTCGTAGCCGTGCAGCAGTATGAACCGCTCGCGCGGGACCTCGATCGGCGGGTTGCCCGGCGACGCGATGTCGATGGACTCTGGGGCGAACGGCGACTTGCCGTTGTAGCTCATGATCCACGACGCGGGGATTGGCCGCATCTCCCAGCCGCTCGGCGTGTCCCTGCTGGGCAGCACGAGCATCAGGAACCGCTCGTACAGCAGCAGGTCGCTGTACATCCACCGGCGGAACTCGAACGGCGTCATGTCGTCGTTCGGGTGCTGCAGCAGCAGCGCGGCGGTCGAGTCTGTCACGCGCGGGCGGTCGTTGTCGCCGGCGCGGTCGTGCACCTTCAGCGGAACCTGGGCGGCGTTGTCCGCCAGGAAGCTGATAGCGGCGCGCAGGTTCGGCTGCGTGCGGTAGAGCGCGGCGGCGTCCATATCCGCGACCGACACGCCCCAGTCGCCACCGTACACGTAGACGGCCTGGGCGCGGTCGAGGTCCCTGGTCGCGCGCAGCCTTCGGAACAGTCCCATTCTGCTCCCTTCTTCGGTTTTTCGATTGCGTTTACAGCTCGTGGGCCGTGGCGTAGACGTGCTTGCACGCCACGCGGGTGTCCACGCGGATGTTCACTCCGTTTTGCCGGCAGAGGTTCGAGAAGTAAACGTCCTCGCCCGTCTCTGCCCCCTCGGGCGTCACCACCCATCGGAACCACGGGCGCGGCAGCCTATGCAATATGGACGTGCGCACAAGGGCGCAGCCCATGCCCCCGCCCTGGACGATCGCCGAGTCGGTGCCCCGCGCCTCGAGCGCGTGAAGCTCCGATGCCGTCCACCTTGTCGTCCAGTTGCCGAGCTTCCACACGCAGGTCTCGCCCGGCGGGCGGTTCTTCCACTGGTAGTATCCGATGACGACGTCGGCGTCGTGCTCGAGCATGTTCGCGAGCGCGTCGGTCGGCGGCACGGTATCCGAGTCCACCATGAGCAGCCACTCGGCGCCGTATTCGATCGCTGCCTCGCACATCTTTATGCGGGCGAGAGCGCAGTCGTATCCCTTCACGGCGTCGAACATGACCTCGTGACCAGCGCTGTCCAGCTCCCACAGCGCCTTGTAGGTCTCGGTGCTTATCGTCTCGTAGGTCGGGACCGCTATGAGGATGCTCATGCCAGCCCCGCTATCATCTCTACGACGCGCTCGGTGGCGTGTCCGTCGCACATGTCGGCTACGAGGTCCCTGCACGACCTCTCGACAGGCCCCATGCCGCAAGCCGCGGCCTCGCGCAGCTTGTCCAGCAGCAGCGGCTCGTTGCACTCTGCGCGCACGAGCCTCGAGGAATACTGCGTGGGCCAGTCGAGGTACATGCCGCGGGTCGCGAGGTACTCCTCGCCGTCGTCAAGCGTCAGCACCGATGGCTTGCCGGCGACGTAGCCGTCGAACATGATGGACGAGTAGTCCGTTATGACGACGTCGCAGTCCAGGATGAACGGCGTCGACGCCGCGTCGGGCTCGTACTCGACGATGTGGCGAAAACGCCGCGGCAGTATCGGCTCGCGTTGGAAGTAGTGACGCTTGACGGCGACGAACTCGTCGTCCTCGAGCAGCTCGTCCAGCCTCTGCCAGTCGATGCGCGGCAGGCATTTCCCGTCGCGCGGGCCGCGGAACGTCGGCACGTACAGGTACGAGCGACGATGGTCCGCCAGCACGGTGCCGCCGTCGCCCTTGTAGCGCCCGACGAGCGCGTCTGTGCGCGGGAGGCCGAGCGCTGCGACCTTGCCCTCGTCCACTCCGAACTGCGACGCCATTATGCCGACGGTGCCTGTCGATGCGTTGAGCAGCACGTCTATCTGCTCGAACGCGCGCGTGTCGATGCCTGGCCGCTTCTCGTCCAGCGCGTAGAGCTTGTCTCCGGTGATGCCGTGTCCGATGACGATCGACTTGCAGTCGCCCTTTCCGTCCATCCACCGCGGCAGCGTGTCGGTGACGCACGCGCTGTACCCCTTGCGTGCTGCGTCGGCCATGCACGCGCTCCCGCGCACGTAGTCCTTCGGGCCGTCGTACGCCTCGTAGACGGCGCGCAGGTTCTCAGCGCGCCCGAGGTGGTTGTCAGACGTGAACAGCACGCGTCCCACGGGACACCGCCTCCTCCCAGTCCATGTCCCTATACTCGCGCACGCGCGGGTCTCCCCTCCAGTCGTCGCGCGCGGCGAAGTGGACGATCCGCTCGGGGCTTCCGTCGTCCACCGTCCACGGGCACGAGTTGAACCCGCTCGGAAGGTGCGCGATGTAGCCCTGGCACAGGTAGTTCAGCGCGTCCTGGTCCGGCCACTCGAAGCGGTGCGCGTTCAGCACGTCCACTATCTCGTCGCCCTTGCCGCAGTCGCGCAGGTTCGCGAGGTTCATCATGCAGACGCCGACGTTGCAGTACACGAGGCCAGGACGCGACCGAGCCCAGTTCTCGGGCGTCGCAGCGAAATAGGCATTCGACACGTCGATGTCCCAGATTTGTTTTACATCTGCAATACACACGGTGTCGCAGTCGAGGTACAGCAGCTTGTCCACATCAAGCAGCAGGTTGTGGAAAACGCAGCGCATGAGCGTCATGTACGTGAACCTGGTCGCCGTGTTCGCGCCTTCGGGCGGGAAGAACAGCTGCCCGCTGACGTCGTGAACCTCGATGCAGTCGGGAAGGTCGCGCGGAAACTCCGCGTCCTCGACGAAGAAGTGGACGATGTCCGCGCCGCCGTTCGCGACGAGCGACTTCGCCGCGGTCTCCATGTCGCCGTAGAGGTTGCGGGTCGCGCATAACGCGGCATGCCTCATACCAGCAGCACCCCCCGCGTGTTGTAGACGCTCTCGTATTCTTTGACGTTCGGATTATCGGCTGCCGTGGCAGCACCTAGAGCCATGGTCGCTGCGACCAGTGGCGATATGTCCTCAAGGCTCTTGTTGCGGTCCCACGCCCACGCGCCGTCGCCCATCGGGCGGGTCGCCGCTATGTTCGCGGCGAGGTCCAGCGCGGGCTGCGTGCGGTGGTGCACGGGCGTAGCGTCGCTGTCCGATGCCTCGTCGCAAGACGCGACCGCGTCCCACATGCGGCCGCACCATCCGGCCACGTCCTTGCCGGCGCACTCGACGACCTCGACGCCTTCCACAGCGGCTATGACGTCCATCATGGACGCGATCGGCGCGCCGCGGGACTGCAGCGCCACGCGCATGCCCTCGGGGTAGCTCGGCGCCGCGTTCGCGAACCACTGGGCGAGCCAGCCTATGCCGGCGCGGTACTCAACGAGCTCGACGTGCAGCGCGCCGTCTCCGCGTCGCCCGCACACCGCGATGCTCGCGTGCGAGCGATCTGCGGATGCGTCCACCCCCCACCACAGGGCGGAGCCGCGCGCGACCTCGGAGCGGTCGTCGCGCCCCGCGTCCCATGCGCCTATGGGGAACGGCGGCGTCACCGTCGACGTCACCCACTGGCACAGGCACTCGGTCTTGAATACGTCGGCGGGGTCGTCCACCTGCGCCGCGCGTATCGTCGACTCGTCTATCGTCCATCCCATCGACGGGTTGGCCTGAGCCCACGCGTCGCGGTCCGTCGGGTCTGCGTCGGGAGGCGCGCTCCACTCGAAGATCGCGAGCGCGGTGTCGTCCAGCGCGCTGTCGTCGGCGATAGGCTCGCTGTCCGCGACCGCGGCGACGATGCCGTCGGGGTCGCCGAGCAGCCTGTGCGCCCGCATGCGGAAGTGCCGCAGCACGACCGACGATCCGTCGCCCGCGTTGCTCATGCACCACAGGAGCGCGTTCTTGCGGGCCATGCCGGTCTTCGACAGCGCGGCGTACGCGTCCCACGTCTGGTGCTCGCGCAGCTCGTCCATCAACACGAGGTCGGCCGACTTGCCGCGTCCCGCCTTGCGGTTCGACGCTCTGACACGGTAGTCGCGGCCGCCCACGAGCTGCAGGCGCTTGGAGCCGTTCGTGTACCACACGTGCTGGATGGCCTCGGCGAGCGCCTCGTTCGCCTGCGCCATGTCCACGCACATCTGCCACGTGTCCTCGGCGTTGCTCACGTCCTGGGCGGTGCCGAGGACGAGGCCGACCTCGAGCTGGTAGAGGAAATACAGCGCGAGGACGCATCCGAGCGTGGTCTTGCCGTTCTGGCGTCCGACGAGCACCTGCACGTTGCGGAAGCGAAGCCGCCACCCGTCGGGTTCGTCCACCGTCTCCAGCGCGTGGATCATCAGCCACCGCTGCCACGGGAGCAGCGGCATGCCGAGCTCCTCGGCGAACTGGACGACCTCGAAGCCGAGCGACGTGTCGGGCGTTAGCTCGCGCAGCGGAGGAGTCCAGATGCGGGGCTGCTCGCAGCCGTGCCTACGCATCCGACGCCTTGCGCTTCGTCCACTTGCTGTTGCCTATGACGGTCAGCGTCTTCTTGCCGTCGCCTTCGGCCTTGCGCTCGGGCTTCACGCCCGGCACGAAGCCGAGGGTCTCGCAGTACGTCATGAACGACGCGGGGGTCACGTATCTGGTCGCTGGGGTTTCCCCGTCGTCGTTGTCCAGGAAGTCGGCCATGTATCGCAGCATCGCGAGCGGTGCCGCATCGCGTTCCAGGTCGAGCCTCCCGCTGCTCACGGCGGCCCTTATGGATGACTCGACGCCCTTGCGTATGCGTCCTTGGCTCATCGTCTTCCTCGCTTTCGGATCACCGTCGGAAAAACGCGGTGCGGACGGAGAGTTCAT